CACCTGCTTGAGCGGGCGAAACTCCGCGCGGATACGTCCGGACGGCTTGAGCCTGTCGTAAAGCTGATACAGCCGGACTTGTAGCTCGCGCTCCCCAGGCGTGTCCCGCACGGGGTAGACGGCGAGAAGCGATCTAAAACTAAGCCCTTGCTCGCCGGCTTCCGTCAAGAGCACAGCCAGGCGGTCCACGGACGGCACAGCGGCAACGGCTCCGGTTGGCTGTTTCGGGTCGGATCGTCGCGCCTGGGGCAACGCTGCGGCGGGGCGGGCGGTTTCCATCGCGGTTCCTCAATCAAAGAGGGCATCATCTAGGCGCAAGGCAGGGCGCAGGATACCAATGCAGTAGTTGCGACCCTGGAACCGGACTGGCACCACATGCTGTTGCGAACCATTAACAACAGTGCAAGGCATCGCCGGAGCGGTATCGCAGACCAGGAAAACGCAGCGAGTCCCGACAGGAACCGGCCCGGCTGGTAGTGGTCGGTACGCCACACCAGCCGGGCCGGGTTTCATTACTTCGCGCGCTTGAGAATGCCAGACGCCATCATAAGCGAAATTGCCAGGCGGAAGTAGGCGCCGGGGTTCGCCTTGACTGCGCTGGCCTTGAGGCGCGGCGGCTTGAATCCGCGCGCCAGGGTTTCGATTGCCGATCCGACAGTACGCGGGCGGGCGAAGGCGCCGACGATGGCGAAGCGGACGGTGCCGGCGCGCGGAGTGCGCTTGCCCGTGCGGACTAGCTTGACGCTGTCGAGCTTGCTCCCCTTGGGCCGTCCGACCTTGGCGCCGGTCTTGCGGCGCGCGTTGTTTACACGCTTCGCCTTCCTGGCCTTGCGCTTGGTCGCAGCCGGACGCTTGGCGGCAGGCTTGCGGACGCGCTTGGGTTTCGTGGTGGAAGCCGGCGCGACGGGCGCAGCCTCCGGAGCAGTTTCATTTTCGGTAATCATTGCGGTATCCCTTTCTGTGAAAGTGTGATGGTCTGGAATTTGCGGAAGTGTCAAGAGTTTTATTTACCAGTGTCGGTCCATGAAATTGTCGTCTTCCGGCTGGTAGGGCTTTTCCCCTTTTATCAAAACGCAGCCGACCCCAATCAAGCAACCGAAAAGGATTGCCACGTACAAGGGAAAATAGGAATCGTGGATTAGCGCGGCGATCATTGGTTATTATCCTCAGGTTGTGAAAGCAGGATGCCGAGACAACCAAGCGCGAAGAGCGCGACGGCGATGGCGATAATTATTACGTATTCCACGGCGGCGCCTTTGCTGCCCGCATGACGCGGGCAAATTCGTCTTGTGTGTAGTAGGTCGCTTGCGTGGATTGTCCGTTGTCCGGGTTGGTGTGCTTAGGCACTTCTATCTGGCGAGAACGGCGGAAGCTGAAAGCGCCGGTAAACCGGTAATCGACAAAGGCGAGGGTAAAGGCTTCATGCATGCCCTAACCCTTTCCGAAAAAGAAGCGATCCAGGCTGGCGATAGCGGACTCCGCTCCGGACTTGGCGGCAGGCGTCGGCGCGACCACAGCGGCGCGGTTGTCGTCTCCGCCTTCGCCAACGTCTTGCAGGATGAACGCGGCGCCGTCGCAATCAGCATGGGTTGCCTGCAACTCCGGATCGCTGCAACGGATTTTCTTTCCGCATTCCTCACACTCGAAAAGCAGTTGCCGATTTTTCTGCGGCTTTTTCATCGTGCTATGGTTCGTGAGCGGATCGTGAGGCAGCTTACCCAACTTTTCCGCCAGAGCCTTGAGCGTCTTTTGCAATTCCGGCCCGGCTTTGGTGGCGGTCATTTTGCCGGTAAGACCAACGGCAAGGGCGACCGTCTTAAAGCTGCCCTTGTGTCCAGCCTTGGGTCCGCAAGCCGCGTGAATCAACTCATGGGTCAGCACGTCCAACACCTTGACCGGATCGCCCAAGACCGGCGAAATGAAAATGGCGCACTGCTTCTTGGACTGCTGCGCTTCCGCATACCAGCACTGTCCGATGGTCTGCTTCTTTCCGAAAGCGCCGTTGTGCGGGAGTCCCATAGACAGCAGCGGCATGGGGAAGGCTGCGGCGCCGGCTTTGGTCAGCATCGCGCAGAGGGTGGGGAGGGCGGCGGTTAACCAGGCTTCGCGGGTCTTGTGCTTGATGTCCACGGGGTTTCCTTATGGGCTTGGGTTGGTTGACTGAGGGGAGTATTGCTTAAAGGGAAAGGAAGTCAAGCAGGGAGTTGGGCCGGCTTGGGCAAGTGGCGCTGGTTCAGCAGGAAGCAAACCGATTGCCAATACTGCATACGGGAAGTGGTGCGAGTCCGGCCAAGTTGAAAGCAGGCGAACGCGAGTGCGCGATTAGCACCGCGTTTCATAAGCCGGCGAGCCATGTATGTCGGTGAACTGAAATCTTGGGCGGGCATGCCGGCGGCCCCTTTTGTGTTTTCCATCGTTCTTCCTTGTGGGTTATGCCCTAGCATAGATTCGCTTTAAGCGAAAGTCCACAACAATCTTTTGCCCATTCGCAACCAGAGACGTGTAAACGACTTATGCCACGCCTTGCCGATAGGCCCGCATCGCCCCAAGCAGCCGGTCTTGCCCTTCGCCTTTCGTCTGAACCGCGTTCCATACCACCATGTCTATGGTGCCAGGCGCAACGATATAGTGCGCAATCACCGGGTGCTTTTGCCCTTGCCGACGCAGCCGGCCCGGCAATTGTATAAAACTTTCCAGCGACCACGGCAGGGTAAACCACACCAGGATATGCCCACCGTCTTGCAAATTTAAACCGTGCGCGACGCTTGCGGGTTGGACGAATAATAAGGAAATTTTCCCCGCGCTCCACCGTGCCGCAGTCTCGCTGTTATTTTTTGAGCCTCTACCAATCCAAGGCGTATCTGCAAAGGCTTGACGTAGTCGGACAACATCATGGTTAAAATCATATCCGACAAGCACGCTTTGGCCGTTTGCGCTTTCCACGATTTCTTTAAGTGCGGCAATCTTTGCATCGTGTATGATTTCAAATTCGTCCGACTTGTCATGGTATAAAGCCCCGGCGATGATTTGGCGGCACTTGCTCGACTTGCTAGCGGCGGTTCCAGGGTTGACGGCGATTCCGTCAAACTCTGCAAACATTTTCTTTTCTACTTTCCTATATTCTTCCATCACTTTAGGCGGCAACGTTACTTCTATTTTATTCATAATCAGCGGCGGAAGCTTTAGGTATTCATCCGCGCGCATGGACAGCGTTATAGGAGCAATCCGCTTTTCGATTAGTGGGCCGGCGCCGGATTTCAGCTTCCACGAAAAGCCCATATAGTCGGCTTTTTCAAAAAAGGCATCTTTGTAATGGGTAATAAACTTGCCGAGCCTTTGGCCACCATCCAGCAAATAGAATTGACTCCAAAGGTCCAAGTAATTTTGCGGCGCTGGCGTGGCCGTCAACGTTAGATGCCGCTTGAACCGATGGCGCTGCGGCTTGAATAACTTAAACCGCATGCTTGCCCACGATTTCATTTTGCTAGATTCATCCCATATCACCATATCCCACGGCAACACCGGTTGCATTGACATCCAGTCAATCAGCGGCGGCAACAATTCGTAATTAATGAGCGTCACGTCTGCGGCTTGGGTTAGCAGAAATTCCGCCCAGGGGTCGGCTTTGGTGCGCGTCTCTATTTTCTTATCGCCCACCGTCCGCCATATGGTGCGCGATACCGGGGAACCGTCTATTAAATTAATCGACAGATTATTTAAATGGTTCCACTTCGCGCGCTCTTGTCGCCAAACGTCCGTTGCCACAAGCTTAGGCGCGACGACTAGTGCGGATTTAATCTTATTCGCTTTGATTAGTCTGTCAACTAGCGTGAGCGCGGAGACGGTTTTACCTAGACCCATGTCGAGCCACCACGCGGCGCCGGGATTAGCCCAACCATGCAGGATGGTCCGGCGCTGGTAATCGTGGGGAACCCAAAGCATTTATTTAATTGCCCGGCGCGGTTCTGGAATGCAAGCGCGTAGCCTAGCGTTTTCTGCCTCAAGGTCTGCCAGTTGCCGCGCAGTCGGTAGCCGTGCGATGATCGAGCGGATTCTGGCAACTACAAAATCGACAGCGGCATACGAATCAGCGACGGCGACGAAAAAGCCTAAAGCCTCAAGTTTCCTCATTTCCGCTATTTGTGTGTCGCTTGGCTTCTTCCCAGGTGCTTTCAATTCAACGAAACAAGTAAAGCCGGAAGGGAAACAGCAAAGCCGGTCGGGCATGCCGGGATTTCCTGGGCTAACGAATTTGCGGGCGGTTCCGCCGCTGTCGGCAATTCGTTGATTAAAATACTTTTCAATATCGGATTCTTTCACAACGTTTCCTCCAAAGGGGTTTGACCACGGGTTGACAGATAAAGCTTAGCCATATAGGTGGCATCGTGTCCACGCTTCATATGATTATGAACAGTGCCGGGATTCCATGTCGGGCAAAACCTTTCCCTAAATTCCTGCGCGCTCCAACGCCGATTAAAATAGAAAATACCAACGCGGGACTTGCGGTTATTGCAATTGACCGACCGCGTTACGAAACGCAAATTGCCGGGCGTGTATCCCTTTTTATTGTTCTTCCTGTCTAGCTGTAGCTGCGGGTTATCCCAACCCGGTTGTTTAACCAGCCATTCCATAAATTCGCGGATGTCCAGGCGCCAAGGTTCATAGACAGCGATTCCTAAAGCCCCATAGGCGGGAAAGTCTTTGCATTTCGGATCGTGGCAACGGCGCTTCATTTGTTCAAATCGCCCGCGCCAACGCTCGCGCAATTGGTTATCGGGAATTAGATGGCAATAGATTTTCATTTTTTGTAATAAGCGCTTGCGAAGCATTCCGCACCTAACGGAAAGTCCAAACCCCAGGAAGGTTTTTCATCTAGGATGGCTTCTAATTCTTTAGACTTATCGGTATCTGTTTCGCAAACTAGCTCATCGTGAATGCTCATACACACCGGCAACCCGCGCGCTTCGCACTTGAGCATTGCGGCGGCGATCAAATCACGGCAGACAGCTTCCGTTAAATTCTGTGCGATGATTGAGCCGTATAAATGTGTCCGGGTCCAGGTAGTACCAAGGGCCTTATAGCACCACATCACTGGTTTAAGATAGCCCCACTTGTTTTTAATCATTTGACAGCCGGCGAAGGGAAACCAAAGGCGCCGACCACTTGGGATTTTAATAGTTAAGAAATGGTCTACCATTTCCATTGTAACTTTATTCACCGTCTGAGGCTGGCGGGTTAGGATGCACTTACCTGCGGCTGCATCCAGCGCATACCAAAATTGCACGGTAACGCGATGCCTGGACCGATAGGCATTAAAAGCCCTAAGTAGGATTTCGTAGGGTTGGGTAATACCGTTATTTTTGCAATAGTTGAGAAAGCCCCCAGGGGTATCAAAGCCAGCGCCATATTGCAATTGCAGAATCGACACTTTGCCAAGCTGTCTTTCATCGCTTTTCTTTCCTTTGGCGACAATTTCCGCATAGGTTTTGCCGTAAGTAACGGCGGCAATTTCGCAGTACAAGTCACGCTTGTCGCGGTAGGCATTCAGATAAGCCGGATCGCCGGCTAGCCAGCCAATCCCCTTTGGCTCAATCGCGGTTAAGTCGCCAACCGTTAAAACTTTTCCGTTAGGTGCAATAACAGCGTTGCGGATCGCATCGCGGAGCACAATCATAACATCGTCATACAGAATCGACAATGCGGCGGAGTCTCCGCGCCGGATGTCCGCGCGGTCTGCGTCGGTGATTTTGAGCACGGGCCGGGGGATATTCTGGAATTGCACAAACCGACCCGCCCACCGTCCGGGCCGCGCGCCGTGATACTGCGCTATGCCTCTGACCCGATCATCGGAAGGGCTAGCGCAATCTAGCATTTTCTGATATTTGGCGATGGCAACACCCGCCAAACCTTGCCGGATTTCCAGCACGCGCCGGGCTTCCGGGGCAAGGGCGGACATATCGGCTAGCGCGGCTTCTACCGCGTCGGCATCGGTTGACGCTAATTCCCCGCCGCGCGCGTTGCAGAAAGCTTTTATTTTCGCGTGTTGGCCGGCGCTGGTTATTTCGCCGTTGGTTACTTTAATTAATTCCCGCGTAAGCTCGCCGGTCATTTCGGAGGCAATCTTAATGGCGCCTTGGCAGAGCTTGCGGTCTATTTTAATTCCGCGCCGGTTGATATTTGAATCGGCTTCCCAAACTTTTTGTTCCATGCCCGGCAACTCTTTGATTGGCAACTTTTCCCAAACCGCCCTTTCGGTTTCGACATCCCGGCAACAGTATTCTCGAAACTCTGCCGCTTCCTGCGGCTTATCGGAAAAGAATATGCGGGGAAATTTCTTGGTCGGCATGCAGAAAACGCGGATTAGAGCCTTGCCGCGTTTGTCTTTCTGCTTGTCGGCAGGCAGTTGCAGCACTTCCGCGACCTTGCCGAGACTCGCCGGGAGCGCACACATTAAGCACAGTGCTTGCGTGTCGCGCCACTGGTCAACGCGCGGGATTGGCATACCCCATTGACGATGCGCGACCAATTCCGTTATTGCGCGCTCAAAGGCGCCAAAGCATTTAACAGGCTCGCCCGCTCTAATGCGTGTAAACAACTCTATAAAATTGCCGTGCGTTATTTCTTTATCATTTCCGTAAATCACGCCAGCGGGCCGCTTGTCAAACGCAAAGCCGATGCAGAGCACTACCGTAGACGGGTCGGCTGCGTAGCGCCAATGCCCGTGTGCTTTAAGGTCCAGCTTTGAATAAGATTCAAAGTCTAAATGGATCATGGCGCAGTTTTCAAAGTTGGCGGCTTGCAGATTGGGCAATAATCTTTTCCGTTTGCCATCGTCCAGCCAGTCAAGCGAAGTAAACGGCGAACCTCATTAAGCGCGCTTGCGTCCATATTTTTAATAATGAGGCACCCCGGCTTATCGCCATCACAAGCAAATTGCACTTCGACTTTAATAACGCTCATGGTTAGACTAGCCTTGTGTCCAAGCCAACGACAGGGTGCGACGGTCCATAGACATACAGATAAACTTTACCAGTCTTGACTACGTCGGCAATTTCCGCTTCCGTCAACTGCCAGCATGAAACGTTAAAGCGCACTCCGCCCGCTTCGCCTCGGCAAACGTGCAAGTCTCCGCAGTCTGTCATAGGCGTACCCGTCTCTGGATCGGGCGGAGCTTTATAGACAAAATTCGCTTCTTTGAAATGGCAGGGGTTAGCCATGCTCGCGGTTCTTTTCGTCGGCAGGTTTTTCCGGATCGTGGTAGAGCGTAGCCTCCCCGGTTTCGGTATTGATATGGACCATATAACCAGCCGCGCGCATTTTCTCGACCGATTGGAAACCGGCTTCCCAGGCTGCGCGCTGGTGGAGCTTGGCGGCAAGGTCTTTTCCGCGTTCCTTGATTTCGTGCAAGTTGAATTGCGCGTGTATCGTCAACTGCGCGGCTTCCTTGGCGAGCGCGAAAAGCTCGACCGTGTCGGCGGACAGCGGCAGGGTCCGCACTACCGTTAGCGGCTGCAACATCCCATCTATCTGCAACTGCGCAGCCTCCACCATTTTGGTTTTATATTCTTGGAAATTCATAGGTCCGCCTTTCGTTAAAAAAGTGCCGCTACTTTCCCGGCTGGTCACTCCCAAGGGTTCGGAGAATCATCTAGCCTTGTTATCGCATTTCGGACCCGCCTCCTATTCGGATGGCGCGGGTTAACACGTTGGAAGACGGGCTAAATCGCCAGGTGTTGTTATATCCACAACACCTAAAAAGATCACAGTGCAATGTGCCGGCGCTGCAACCGGACGGCTTGTCAATCAAAGCCGCAAACTGTAAATTAAAGCCGGTTTTAAGCGATCCGGCAAACGTCGCTCCGATGATACTCGCGCATCGGCTCACTAGGAAGTTTTAAGGTTATTAAGCCTGGTAACACTTCCAACCCATAACTAAAGGTCCGCCAACGGGTCGGCTTCCGCGCCTCCGCCAAGATCGCCCAGCAAGTCTCCGCCCGCATCGCCAGCCGGCGCGGCGCCGAGCAAATCCTTAAAATCATCCTCGGCGCTTGGCCGGGACGTGATCTTTTCATCATCCTTGGCTTTCATCACATTGCAGAGCGACAGCGATACACCCTTGCCAAAGCTGTTATTCCAGAAAAACGGCTGGAAGCTGGCATAGTACCAGGCACCGGAATAAAGGGCTTCTGGATCAATGATGGTCTGCCGATTCATGTCAATACAGGTGGGGCGGTAACTATTCGCCATTTTGAAAAAATACGATCCGGCAAGGTAGGGATTTTCCTTATCGTCCACGTCTCCCTTTTTGTCTCCGTCTTGGATCGGATAATCCTTGCACTGCGCGGGAGTGAGCGGCTTACCGAAACCGTTAAGCGCGGCAGTCGCAAGCGCAGCCATTACCTTTTTGATAAACGGCGCGGTCGCCGGGTCTTTCTTGGGGAAGACGGCGGTAATGCTGTACTTGCCTTCCTTGCCTGGTTCCAGGCTGTGCGGAGTCGTCAAGTGGACGTAGCTACCACGAAAGAGCGGGGTAACAATCGTCGGTTCATAAGCAGTCTTTTTCTTAGCGGCGGGAGCGGGAGGCATGAGCGGGATTCCTTTCGGTTCGGGTTGTGGTGATTGGGCTAGACTGATTCGGTTAAAAGGAAAGTCAAGAGGGAAAGACGGAACGCGGCGGACTCGTTTTAATTCGTCGGACTTTTTGGAATACGCCTTGGTGGTCTTGTTCTTCTACCCATTCCACTTCCGGGCATTTCCAGTATTTACGCGGGTAAAGCGTTCCGCCATTTTCACCGGAAATATATTTGCGGTGCCAACCCCAGGATTGCCCGCATTTCCCGCAATAGCCATCTTCCGTATATTCGCTCGCATCACCGAAAAGCCAACCCCAACTGGCAAGGAATAAATTTCCCAACCAACAAAGGATGGAACCGCCAAGCAATCCGGCGCCGATGAATAGAAACGCAATCAAGAAATTGCCGGCTATTTCCATAATAAAGGCTTGCATTAAATATCCTTAAAGTCTTCCGCTGCGGCATTGATCGCCGGACGCGGGTCGGTGATTGGCGTAATCGTCGGGGCGCCGGGCGGCTTGACAACGACAGGCGACAGGAATTTATCGCGCGCTTTCTTATCCATTTTCATTCCTGCCAAAAGTTTTTCCATTTCCGTAATGCCGATCATGCGGCGCGGCGCATACGCACCCGGCTTCAAATCCCGACCGGCAGAGCGGGCAATATATTGCATGGCTTCTAGTTCATCCTTCCATCGCCGGTTGCTCTTGCCGCGTACCAGCTTAAGCCCCAGCAATTCCCCGCCGCCTTTCTTGAGCGCGAGCAATACGGACGATTTAATAACTTCCGCAATATCCGATAAAATCCACAGATTGTCCCAGGCTTGGCGCAGCGTTTGAGCGGTCCAGGTTATGCCGATCAACGGTGGCGGGTTGTCGCCCTTCCGAATTTTGGTGGTTGTAAAATCGGCAAACGTGGTGCGAGCAACGGCTAAACCTTTATTCATAAACTCCGGACAAAAGGGTTTCGCCTGGCACCATTTGCATTGCGTTTCACCTGGCACGCGCGGCGCCTTGGGGTCCAACGTTGCCAGGAATTTCCCGCGCGACTCTGTTTCAAATTTCGCTAATTCGTCGGCGCTTATTTCCCATCGGCTTGAAGGCTGCCCGTCTTTGCTGCGCGGTTGGATGATGTGCAAGACGATGGTTTTATATTCGTAAAGAGACAATGCCTGGACGCCAACGGCATAGAGAAGCATTTGCTTATTGCGCTCTGCCGATACCGGGCCGGTTCCGTTTTTGAAATCAAATATATGGAGCACTCGCGCGCTCTGCCCGATTACCATAACGTCCAGCGTTCCGCCTTCGCCGATTTCGCCGGGCGGGTTCAAGGTCCATATTTGCACGTATTCTTCACTGCGCGCGGTTACGTTAAATTCCTGCGCGATTTCTTCCACATAGTCTAGCGCGTATTCGACAGCATCCATTATTTCCGCGTCTACGGCAATATCATTAAACCGTTTGCCTTTGAATGCGACTGGCGCCTTGCCGGATTTTAGGCAGGCTTCTAGGAGCGCGTGCGCAGCCGTACCGCGCGCGGAGTCAAGCGACGTTGTATCGTGAATTTTCCGCGCAGCTTTTAGCTCGCGCAGTAGCCGGACAGAGCCGGGGCAATCAAACCACCTGTCGGCATTGGACGGGCTGGCATCGCTATGTTGTTTCTCGGCGGCATTCATTTCTTTTCCGTATCTATATCGCCCGTTACTTCCCCCGTAAATGGATTCCATTTAACGGAACCTTTTACTATTTGCCCAAACGGCGTCGGCGCGCAGCCTGGCCCCTTTAGCGAAACGGAATGCCCGCGTGCGTTGAAATCGGCAACGGCGGCGAGGCATAGCGCGGAATTAAATTCCGCAGTGGCGCGAATTAATGTGGCTTTGATTATCATGGCGCGGCGATCCTGGCAAGCTGGACGCGGAGCATAGCGGCAAGCGCGGTTGCGCCTTTAATCGAAAAGACTATGTTCAGGGATTCGCCCCGGATATTGGTTAGCTGGGTATAAACACCTGCCTCTTTCGGAAAATGCTCATGCTTAGGGCAAATGTGCGTGCTTATGGATCGCTGTCCGCCTGGCAGTTTCGCTACCATGAGCGTTAGCGGGCCGGTCTGGAATTTCTTAGCCATGTGTTGATTCCCATAAAAAGCCGGCCCGACTTTCACGGGCAGTAATCTTTAGCTAACCTTTTACCGGCGAAGGCTTGCCGCTCTTTTCAGAGTTAAAGCAGACGCTTGGATTTACGTAGGCGCGATAGATTAGCGGCAGGATGGTTGCAGCGTGTAAACTATTTAGCCTTCGCCTTGGCGACTTCCACCTTCACGGCGGCAATCACCTTGGCATAGCTTTCCGGCTTGATTTCCGACAGCTTGGCGACCTTGCAGCGGGCAAGGATCGCCTGCGCAGCGGGCTTGCCGTGCTTGTCCACCAGTGCGCGGAAGGCCAGGTGCAAATCTTCCACGGTCGCACCAGCCGGCGCGGTAGGCTTGGGCGGCGGAGTCGGTTCAAGCTCTGCCAGCATATCGCCATCGTCGGCGGGAGCATCGTTGCCAAGGTCCAGCGATTCCTGGGCCGGCGCCTCGGCAGGCGGCGCGGCATTCTTGGGCGGGCGACCGCGACCGCGCTTGACCGGATCGCCAGCGGCAGGCGTGGACGGGATGTCTGGCGCTGCGGCGACGTTGTCGGCGCTGTCGTTGGCGTCCGCAAAGGCTGTGAGGTTGAGCGCGATAGCGCGGGCTAGCTGTGACAGATTCATGGGCGGGACTCCTAGAGGTTGGGACGGTTTTAGATATTCTGGAACGCAAGGGTATGCTTAGGGTTTCCGGAAACTTTGTCAAGCAACCATTTCGCAAAAGCGCGGGCTTCGCGCAAGCAGTCAATGGCGTAGGCGGACGGTTGTGTAAACAATCCGGCACGGTCGCATTTCGCATAAAACGCTGGCGCGAAATCTGGATTATCCAAGCAGTCGGAAATTTTCTCCATTGCGTATTGTGTGGCTTGTGTGCAAGCCGGGGTCCAATTAACAAAGCCGGCGACTTTCAAGAGCGGGATTATTCGCTTATCCCAATTCGCGGCGCTGGAATTTCTGTTATCGTAAGTGACGGTCAACCGGAAAACGTTAGTGGGAAGCTCCGGTGGTTTATGGCCGGTAATATCGTCTAAAAAGTCCTGCAAATCTGCAAGCATGCCGCGCGAGGAAATAGAGGTTGTCCCAAACCGGATAAATTTTTGGTTCATTTCGTCCGTAGCGATGATGCGCGGCGGCTTGACATATTTCGCCGTCCACTCGCGGAGCGCGTCTTGCATATCCGCCTTTAGGCTTGTGCCGGCGCGTTCTTGGTAGCGGTCGTTCATTTCTTGCAAATCGTCCACCATGCCAAGCGTTATTTCCATAGCGGTATTTTCCTTAATTGGTTCGCGGTTGAAATTGAGTTGTCGCCATTCCGGATAAAGCTTGCTCGCGTTAGGGTTAAACGGCCAATCGCTAGCCGGGCAGTCTCGCCAAGGCGTACTTACGCAGATAGTAACGCGTGGCTCGCTGTATTTCACTTTAAGCGAATATATTAAACCAATCATGCGCGCGAATGAGTGTTGATAGCACTCCGACCCGGCAAGCATGCAGCTTAGGCAATCGCGTTGCTTGCCGAAAGGCGCGGACTTTTCTAGTGCGCTGTTAAACGTCTTAAAGTCTGCAATACTGTCATTGGCTCGCGCAACCGCATATGCTAGGCAATCAACAGCGTCATTGCGGTACAGGTCTGCGGTTCTCATTTCGGCAACCACCAGCGCACCAGGCTGCGCATGAGTAGACGCGAGCTACCGCAGACCGGGCAGAGCCAACCGCCAAACTTGACGGAGCACAGAATCCAGAATGGTAGCCACAGACCCGCAGTAAAAATGGTTGCGACCAAGTGGAGCAAATGCGGAGTGCTCGCGCGCTCTGCCCTTACGCGGCGGTCACAATCGCGGCAAAATGCTTGTGCATGTTCCATTAGAAAAAGTCCTTTCGTACCGGCGCGGTTTCTGGTGTGAGCCATTCAAAGGCGCCGGTCTGCGGGTTGTATTGGCCGGCGCCGTGGTCAATCGCGCGCTTTTCCCAAACACTTGGATGCTTCATTCCACTAGCCGCTAACAGCACTGCCAGCAACATAGCGCCAACAATCGCACCAAAGAAAAAATATCCTATATTATCCATTTATTCCCCGATCAAATGCGCGGCGGAAACGCCAAGCGCGCGGCAGAGTTTCAAGAGCGTGTAAACGCACGGGCATTTTCGCCCGTGGTAGTAATCGCCTATTACCTGTCGGGACTGTCCGCTGGCCTTCGCCAATTGGTTTTGGTTGAGTAGCGACTTTGCAACGATGGCGCGGAAGCGTCGGGCGAAATCCACACGCCAGGCAAGCTTGGCGGCACGCTCCGCGACTCGCGCTTGAAACGCTTTCGATTCCCGCGCCAGGATTTCCTTAAATGGAGTCGTGTTGCGGAAGTTGATGGGCTTGGCTTTGCTCACTTGGCACCTTTCAGTAATTCCAGCAATTTGTCCGCGCATTCTGTGAAAAATGCTTTTCTGGCGGCGGCGGCGTCGGCGTCGGCGTCGGCGGCTCGCCAGGCGGCGGCGGCGGCGTCGGCGGCGTCGGCGGCGGCGGCGGCGGCGGCTCGCCAGGCGGCGTCGGCGGCGGCGGCGGCGGCGGCTCGCCAGGCGGCGTCGGCGTCGGCGTCGGCGGCGGCGTCGGCGGCGGCGGCGGCGGCTCGCCAGGCGGAAAATGCGGGCTCTTTACCTGCCAACCGTTCACCATACAAATCCCGCACGGCGATAATGCACGGCGCTACTGGCGAATTCTTGCCGACCGTTTGCAAGTTGCGATTCATCAGCCAATATAGGAACCGCGAAACGACTAGCGACAAATCAGCACCGACCGGAACGGCTTTCAGGAATCGCGCGGGCCACGTCTTTGCCAAAGCATTAGGCAGGTTTTCAAAAACGGTATCCTCCAACCACGCCAATGCGGTTGGGATGCCTAACTCTGTTTCATAGGCGGAATGGTTGGACGAATGCAACGTGCAACCGACCGCGCAACCTTTGCCATCGTTCCAATATCCATACGATTGCACGATAGCGTCGGCGCGAGCGTGTGCGTTTACACGCTTAAGATATTTCGCTTTTACGGCTTTGTCGTTGTGGAAGGCGCGGAGTGTGGTGGTTGCAGTGCTCATGCCCGCAGACACTAGACGCTGGCGGCGGCTGTCAACACAAAATCCGCTGGACGATTCCGCGCAGTCGCGTAGGGTCGGCACTCTACCGACAAAGAACCCCGGCTAGCCATCCCTGTCTAGCCGGGGTCCACAACACGCCTCGCATCCCTAAGGAATCAACCACATGCCATCCTATCCTATCCGTGCGGCGCTCCTGTCTAGCGAAATTTCCTACTACCAAAGCGCGCGGGATAGAACCGGAAAAAAGTATAAAATTGCCGATATTCTCCGCGTTATCCGCGACGGCAAGAATCTAGCGCAGTTGACTGCGGACGTGCGCAATCTATCCGGCGAGGCGCAAGCAGCCGCGAAGGAAGCGTTGCCGGCTGTCACTTGGTCCGGATTGTTTACACAACGCAGAGCGGATTTACTGGCGCGGCATTCATCGCTGGTCTGCCTGGACGTGGACCATTTGCCTAAAGACGGTGTAAACAATGCGAAAGACTGGATTGCCACAAGCCCGCACGTTGTGGCAATTTTCATTTCGCCCCGTGGCGCTGGCCTAAAGGTCTTGATCGCTGTGGCATTCCATGACGGCGCTGCGCTGGCGCATGGCGCAGCCTGGCAGACGTGCGCGAATTACCTTAAAGACGAATATGGCTATACCGCCGACCCGTCTGGCAAAGACGTGTGCCGGCTGTGCTTCCTATCGAGCGATCCAGGCTTGTACGTGGCTACGGACGTGGAACCGCTGGCGGTTGATCCGCGCGCAGCCGGCGCCGTGATGCTCGCGCCAGCGTCCGGCCCGCTCGACTCGCCGGAAGCGATAGAGACGGCACTCCGCCAAGGTCCGCTGGTGTTGCCGGACATCACACTGGACAAGGCGGCGCAGGTGTTGGGCTTCCTTACTCCCGATTGCCCGCGCGGCGAATGGATCACGGTTGGCCTTGCGCTTAAAACGCAATTCCCCGATGATCCAGACGGCGCGGCGGGGTTATTTGACCGATGGTCTAGCGGGGAATTGTGGAAAGGCGAACCGCTAGTAACGGACTTCTACCCCGGCGCGGAGGCGGTGCTAGCCGAGTGGGCGACATTTTCCGATCCGACCCGCCGCGCGCATCCCGTGCGCTTCCGTACCGTGCTGGCGAAGGCGTTGCAGTCGGGCCGCTTCAAAATGACGGATATTACCGACCCCGGAAGCGCCACCAATGCGCAATTTATATGGCTCAAGGAACAGTGCGAGAAACACCTGGCGATGCGCGGGCTTACGCTCAATGCCGCTAACGCGCTGTGCTACGCAGAGAAGCCGGCGCAGTTGATCCGGCTAACAACTGAGGAATTGGCGGCAGAGCTTGCCCACGAATTTAACCACCATCAGAAAGGCTTGACGATCCAGAAAGTTAAGGAAACCATAGACGCGATTCTCAAGCCTTACGGGTTCGCCCGGCGCATGGCGATGATGCGCGACCTCTGCGGGAAGCCCGGCGACTTGCGCGGCGCGGCGGAGGCTCGCAAGTGGCTGCGTGCGTTGACTGGCACAGAGCGCGAGTCGGACCTTATGGCGCTTGGGCATTGGCTTTGGTCGGTGAAAGTCAAGCAGACCGGTGGCGTGGGCGATCATCACTTAATGCCGATCCTGTATGGCGTGTTGCAAGGCGCAGGCAAAAGTACGGCGGTCAAAATGCTCTGCGCTCCCTGGGCGGAGTTGCAAACGCAGATAACGGCGGAGCATTTTGACCCGCGATCCGCGCCGACCTTTTGCAATTACGCCATTGGCGTGTGGGATGAAATGCAGGGTATTGCTAAAACGGAAGTCGGGCGGCTTAAAAATATCCTCACGGCTGCGGCAACGTCATACCGCCCCATGCGCAGTAATGAAAATAAGGATATTCCCGTGCTTATGTGCTTCATCGGCACCAGCAATAAGACGGTTGCCACGATGATTCGGGACGATTCCGGCTCGCGGCGGTTTTATCAAATCGACTGCGCGGACACGGTAGACCAGGCGGCGATTAACGCTATTGATTATCGGTTATTGTGGTCTTGGGTTTCCGAGCTTGAACCGTCGCCTATGACCAAGGAATGCCGGGAGCGCATGCGGGTTAAGCAAAACCTGGACGGCTATAAGGATTCTGTCGAGCGTTGGCTGGCGGAAGAGGAATGGGGAGACGCGCAGGTTTTGAACCCGGCTATGGGTAGCAGCACGATTCTAACCAAGTCCGACCCTGCCGGATGGATTAGCACGGAGGAAATGTTTTTACGTTACGGGCATTGGTGCCGCAGTGCGGGCGAGCCGACACAGTCGCGGGAATCAATGGGGCGAAAATTGAAGGAATTAAAATGGGAATCGGTACAAATGCGCTCCGGTATTAATCGCGGAAAAATGGGGTATGTTAATAAAATGGCAAGACAGGAAAATACGTGGAAAGGCGTAAATAAATATGGTATTCCAATTTAACTCTTTTAATAGGCATATGTTAACACTATTGGAAATAGTGGAAAGAGTAAAAAGAATAAGTAAGTATATAGCGGTATACTCCTACTATAATGGTAGGAGTATAGGAGGAATATGCTGATACCCCTGCCAACCCTTGCACCCTTGCCAAAGTGGCCTGCCACAGTCATAGGAAGCCACTTCCCTATTTAAACCCTTGCCAACTTAATTAAGGAGTAATTATGGACGAAAACACTATTAAATCAGATAATAAACCGCGCTGCGGTAATTGCCGGTATTATTTACCGCCAATTAAAAGGCTTGGCCCTACGGGTATTGATTTAAGTGGGCAATGCCGGATTCGCGCGCCATCGGCAGTCGGCGGCTTCCCGCTGGTACAGGCAATCCAGTGGTGCGGCGAGCATTCACCGACCGGCCCGGACCTAACCACCATCGCAACAAATATGGAAAGGAAATAAATTATATGCTTATCAACACTGGAATAAAGCTATTAGGCCGCGCACTCTGGATTGAGGTAGACGACGCAGAGCCGTTCCCGATGGAAGCGGCAAAGCGAACGCAAATAACGCTGGACGCGATGGCGAGGAAATTTAGCGAAGCAATGGCGCAACAGGTTTTGGAAATTTCGTTAAAAGACCACAAGCCCACAGTGGAACAAACGCGAGCACAAATAAAGAAAATCGTGGATGGTCTTAACCAACCGCTAGACGTCCAAAGCTCTGGCAAGTGTGCAAAGTCCGGCGACAGCTTCCACGATTTCGACGTTGCGGGATTTTGCAAATTCTGCGGGAGTGCGGAGCAACGCAGGGGCGGGAGCATTCCGATTATTCCCATTCAATCGCCAGAAACTCCGGACTTGCCTTGCAGCACTGCGGACGGTGTGAAATGCGAGCATTCATTTATTCCTAAACGTTTCGGTTATTTGGGCGGAAAAATGATATGCACGCGTTGCGGCATTGAAGAACCACAGCCGATTAGCGTGGACATGAACATGGCTTTTCCTGTAACCAAGGCGCCGGCAATTCCTCCTATGCAACTGCCGGAATCGCCGGCAGGTTGATTTACCAACACCAACGGATAGGCTGCAATCGTGACCCCATACCCGACTAAGCCGGTAAAGCTGAAACCGCACGTATTCAATGTGGAAATGCGCGGCAGAATCCGCACAACGCTACAGACTGGTGTGCCGTGGCGTTGTGCGGCTGTGGCGGCTGGGGTAAGTGCGGATGTGTTTGGGAAGTGGCGCAAGCGCGGCGGCGACATACGCAAAGTCATAGACGCGACTGGCGACTATCCGGAGGATATGGCGTCCATAGATTACGGCTATTTGTGGCTGTGGGATTTGCTGGAAGAACTAAACGCGAAAGTAGTGGTCCGCCTGGTGGGACGTGTAAACAAGTCGGCTAAGTCCGACTGGCACGCGGCGGCATGGCTGCTTGAGCGGAAGGCGCCAGCGGATTTCGTTAAATCGCCATTGACGGTCGCAGCATCCAGCAAGCCAGGCGAAGGCGGCAACGTTTCAGTAACCATCCAATTACCGGACAACGGTAGGAGTTTGATAACGCCATGACAGCGCAAACCATGAGAGAGCAACGCAAAGCCCAAGGCATCACGCTAGGCGAGGAAGCCAAGCGGCGAGGCATTACCGTAACCGAGCTTAACCGATTGGAGTTTGCGGAAATTCAGCACAAGTTGGAAACGGAAAAAGGTACGATATTTGACGGCATGGGTAGACCAATATGGAATAATGAATTGCCCAAGCAAGAGCCGTTTAAGGAAGTGCTGGGCTTTAAGGTCCACCCCGTACAGGAAAATGGCGAGCAACTTTGTAGCGGCGAAATTAAATTTGTTAAGGGTGGGATTGACAAAGTCGCAGAGAATATGCTTAAAGCCGCCAATCCGGATTTGCCCGGCTTGACGTACAAGCAAGGCGTTGTGCGTATTCCCATAAAAACCACAGTTAAAAACGATAGCGTGCGTGAGAAAATAACCAGGCAGCGCCATAAGCTGCGGCAGAGCGCGAAACGGCATGAGCGGCGCCGGGCTAAATTTGCCGCGCGACTCGCAACAATTACCGAATTTTGGAATAAGCAAATGGCGCATGAGACGGCGGAAATCGCGCGCATTAACGCAGAGCGGGACGCGCTGGCCTAATGGTTGCAGCAACGCCAGCACTAGCGCGCGTGATCCGTTTACACGATGGACCGCAAACCATATTCGGTGGTAGCTCTGCGGATATTGCGATATATGGCGGCGCGGCATTTAGTGGAAAGTCTGTTGCACTTATCCTAGACCCGCTGCGTTACGTCAAGCGCAAGGGTGTAGAATGCGTTATGTTTCGGAAAACCTATCCGCAGATCATGGCGCCGGGCGGGCTGTGGTCTACGTCGGAAATGTTTTACGGCGACTGCGGCGGCGCTGCCAAAATGGGAGCGTGTGAATGGGAATGGCCGGACGGCGGACTCCGTGTTATGTTCCGGCATTTGCAGCATGAGAAAAACAAATTCGATTGGCAGGGGGCGGCGGTTCCCCTAATGTTTTTCGACGAATTAACACATTTCACGCGCGGCACTTTCTTTTATATGTTGTCGCGTAACCGCTTGTCCAAAGATTGCGGAATCAAGCCGTATATGCGCGCGACGTGCAACCCTGCCTCTGATTCATGGGTTGCCGATTTCCTGGCGTGGTGGATTGATCCGATTAGCGGCTTTCCAATTCCCGAAAGGTCGGGCGTGCTGCGTTGGTTCATTCAAGACGAAGGCGATAAACTTGTGTGGTCGGACAATCCGGCAGACCTACCGCAGAAACCGGGCCGCATTCCCAAGTCGGTTACTTTTGTTAGCGCAAAGATTACGGATAATCCGACCGGGCTTAAAATGGACCCCGGATATTTAAGTAATTTGCACGCTTTGCCACTCTTTGAGCGCAGCCAACTGCTAGATGGAAACTGGAACGTGCGACCGGTCGCCGGTATGTTCTTCCAGCGCGGTTGGTTTGAAATTATCGAAACAGCGCCGGCCGACGTTATTAAGACTATTCGTTATTGGGATAGAGCGGCAACGGAAGCAACGGAGCGCACTAATCCAGACTGGACAGTTGGCCTTAAAATGTCGAAAGACCGGCACGGCTTTTACTATGTGCTGGATGTGGTACGCTTTCGCGGCAGACCGGCAGAGGTTCAGAAACAGATAAAGAATATTGCAATACAAGACGGCTATACGACTGCCATATATTTGGAAGAAGACCCGGCGCAGGCAGGCAAGGCAGACGTTGATAATCTGATGAAAGACTTACAAGGCTGGGAGGTTCGGGCTAATCGCGTTGCGGTTGATAAAGTCACTAGAGCACTGGCGTCTAGCGCACATTCAGAGCGCGGCAACATTAAACTTGTTAGGGGGCGGTGGAATGATACACTGCTGCGAGAATTGGACGGCTTTTGCGACCTAGACGCTTTGCCTCTGGATTTAAGACCCTCGGAAACTCCCAAGGACGATCAAGTAGACGCCTTTTCTGGCGCCTTTAATATGCTAAATCGCTAGAGTTTAGGGAAATAATGGGCATTTTGCAGAGCGTTTTTAGGAAAGCTTTTCCTGCCTGGTTTGAAAGTAAGTTGTCCGAGACTGCGCCACTTTTCGCTAAATTCATGCGACTAGGCGAGCCGGTCTGGACCGAGAATACTTACGAAGCCTACGCTAAGGAAGGCTATAAGAAAAACGCCATCGTATTTCGCTGCATTGATATGATAGCGAAAGGCGCGGCTTCCGTTCCTTGGGAAGTGTGGAGCAAGCCGAAAGACCAAGGCGGCAAGTTGGTGCCGAATCACAAAGCGTTGGCGCTGTTGAGCAAGCCTAATCCATCGCAAGGCGGACACGATTTTATTCGTAATTTCGTTTCCTTTCTTTTACTGCGCGGCGATTCGTATATGGAAGGCGTTGGACCTAAGCAAATCGGCAAGACGCCTGTACCGCCCACAGAGTTGTATATCCTCCGCCCGGATCGCATGACGATCATCCCCGGCAATATGGGAATTGTCGGCGCGTATCGGTACAAGTTGGGCGATTACGAAAAAACCTGGCAGGTTGAGCAATTGACGGGTCGCAGTCCCATCCTTCACTGGAAAACATTTAATCCCCTGGACGATTGGTACGGGCTTAGCCCCCTCAGTGCTGGCGCAATGGCGACAGACCAGCACAACGGCGCGGGCGCGTGGAATAAAGCCCTTTTAGATAATAGTGGCGCACCGTCTGGTATTTTCACTTATAGCCCGGAAGGTCGGGCCGGCGATACGATGCCGATTACGTCGCGGCGCCAGCTTGAGCAAGACATAGAAGACAGAGCGACAGGCGTAGCTACGGCGGGCCGTCCATGGATCGTTGACGGCGGCATTTCCTGGCAACAGCTTGGTATTTCCCCGCGCGAGGCGGAATGGCTGGCCGGTAAGAAAGTATCCGCCCAGGAAATTTGCGCCGTCTACGGCTGCGCAACGCAGTTGCTTGGGTTGGAAGGTTCTCAGACTTTCGCAAATTATGCAGAGGCGCGCATGTCGCTGTATGAGGATGTGGTTATGCCACTTCTCGACTGCATTGCAGATATGCTGAACGTTTGGCTTATGCCGCTGTATGGTGACGGCGCGATATTGGTGCCAAATACGGAAAATCTGCCGGCGCTGCAACCCAAGCGCGAGAAGCAATGGGCGGCAATCACTGGCGCAACGTGGCTCACGCCTAACGAGAAGCGCGAAGCGGTAGGCGAAGAACCTTACACCGGGAAAAATGACGACGGGTCGGAAATCACCAACCCTGCGGACTTGCTCTACCAGCCTGCCGGGCAGAGCGTGCTTGGCACTCCCCCGCCCGCGCCGGTATTGCCCGGCGATCCAGCGGCGATGGATAAGCCGGCGACTCCCGATGCGCTGGCGAAGGAATTGGAACGCGCAGGCGTCCGCAAGTCAAAGATTAAAGAAATGGTGGCACTTGCCTATGGCGAAGAGAAGCCGATTAACGGGCGGCACCTTGGGGTAGTGAAATGAACGCAACCGGGCTTGCGGAATTTCTGGCGATACTGGAAAAGGAATTTCCTTTTTCGGGCGAGTCCACACACGCGCCCCATTTGGCCTTGCGCGAGGGGCAGCTAACACTTTACGTTTTCATTAAGCGGCAATGGGTTTCGTTTAAGATAGACGACGGCGATTTGCAAATGTCACCACAGCAACTTGCAGGCGACATTATCGCGCTTCTACAGGCGCCAACCAATTCCGGAATGGATGGCTAGCCGTGCTGTGTAAACAACACTTACCCAAGACGCCAGCGGAGCGGCAAGCGGAATGGCGGGCGCAACAGGATTTACGCGCGGCATTTCAGAAACTCTTTACGGAGCAATTGACCCATGAGTTTACTATCGCGGGCCAGCAAGCGGCAAATGCGTATATTGACCATGGGCAAGGGGCGGAAACCGCAGCAATCCGGCAACACGCAATACGTTTACACGCGCTCATTAAACGGCTGTACCTGTCGGTTGGTAGAGCCTTCGCAGAGCGAAGCCGCGACAGTATACAGACCGAAATTAGTAAAGGTTACAGAGCGGTAAGCGAAATAAAGACCGGTTGGACCGAGCAAGAGCTAATGGACTATCTTGGGAATTGGGCGGACAAATGGGCAGCCAAGAAAGTTACGCAAATTAGCGGCACTACGGAAGCGCGGATTAACGCAGCCATCGTTAATGGTTTGCAGAATCCCGACGCCACAACGCAGAGCATTGCGGACGATATAGAGGCGACAACTGGCGGGCTTATCGGGCCTTATCGTGCGCTGTTGATCGCCACCACGGAAACGCACAGCGCGGCGAACGAAGGAAATTTTGCCGGCGCGCAATCGCTTGGACTTAATTTGCAAAAATTCTGGATCGCTACAGACGACGATCATACGCGCGAAGACCATGCGGATGTTGACACAGACCCTATCAATATGGAAGACACGTTTACCGTTGGCGAAGACGAATTACTTTACCCCGGCGACCCGTCAGGGAGCGCGGAAGAAATTATTAACTGTCGTTGCGTATTAGGTTACGCGGAGGCTGCCCAATGACCACTAAAGCCATTATTCTTGAGCATAACATTGCGACAAATGTTTTTATGGAAGAACCTACCCGGAAGGATCGTAGTCTCGTGGACCTAGTGCTTGCCAATGAGTCGGCAATTGCGGCTTTGCAAGCGGCTGTAGTGGTCTTGCCATCCGGTACAGTCTTGCAGTACAAGAGGCAGGTTGGTGCTTCCGCCGATTTCGACGTTACCGGAACAACGTACCTGGATACCGGCTTTTCCGTGGCTCTGCCCAACGCATTGGCGGCGGCGGGGAATAAGGTCCGCATTCGCGTGCAATTCGCCATTGAGTTTTTTTACGATCCGCCTTTGCACGTATTTTCCTTTACGCTCAAGCGCGGCTCTACTGATTTGACTCCCGCGCAAGGCGCAATGGTAGTTGTTAAGGAAGGCGCGACGGCGGCGGATCAAATATTGTGGATTACGTTTGAATGGGAAGACGCGCCAGGCGCCGTTGGCGTTAATACCTACAAGCTTTTTGGCAAATGCGACGGCGGGCAAAAGGTAACGATTGTGGGAACCCAAGCACCGGTTGTTATGATTGCAGAAGAAATCAAGGCGTAAAGGAAACAATATGGCTTTAAAGATTATTCAAATTCCGGAAGCCGAGCAAAAGCGTGTGGTTGTCCATAGGGCTTTTGAAATTAAGGAAATTAAGGACGACGGCACTTTTGCCGGCTATGGCTCGACTTTTGGAAACATTGACCAAGGCGGCGACATTTGTGCGCCCGGATGTTTTGATGAAACGTTGACAGAGTACAAGCAAGCCGGGCTCATGCCTCATATGTTCTTTTCCCACAATATTTATGAGCCCGTGGGCGATTATACGAAATTGGAAACTGACCAGAAAGGTTTGTATTGCGAAGGCAAGCTGTGGCTTGGCGACGGTATCCCTAAAGCGCAGCAGACTTATAGAATGCTTAAAAGCAAAACCGGGAAGGGTCTGTCTATCGGATATTCCACCAAAGAATACAGCATGGACGAAGAGACAGGCATTAGGACCTTGCTCAAGGTGAAACTGCATGAAATCAGCCCCACACCGTTCCCCATGAACGAAAAGGCGGAAATTACCGCAGTAAAAACAATGTTGCTTTGCAAGGATAAACTTGGTATAAGAGAGGCAGAGGAAATCCTACGGGACGTAGGACTTTCGCACACAGAGGCAAAGCGTTTTCTCGCTTTACTCGCAACCGGTCTTAAAGAGTCGTGGGACGCGACGCGGGACTTGGTAGATGTTTGCAAAAGTCTTACACGTTAAAGGGATTTTCACATGGACGCAGCCGATTTGAAACTGGTTAAGGAGTCTATCGAGACTCTAGGCCGAGCTTGGGAAGAGTACAAGCCGACGCTCAAGGCGATCAAGGAAGGCACCTACAAGGGCCAGGCTACCGACGAATTGCAGACCAAGCTTAACAAGCTGGACGCTGCGCTCACAGATGCCCAGGCGGTCAAGGGCCGGCTGGAAGCCATCGAGACAGCGCTTAACCGCACTGGCGGCGGCAATGGCGGCGCGGCGCCGATCATGGTCAAGGATTGCTACGGCGGCGAGTGGGAACAGCCCGCCGACCACAAGGCTTTCCGCAATCGTTTCGCTAAATTCATCCGCAAGGGCGAAGAGGGCGTTACGACTGAGGGCCGCCAGGTGTGGACTCCGAGTGATGCCGACCGCAAGAGCCTGTCGGTTCAGTCGGACCCGGACGGCGGTTACACGGTTATTGCCGATATGTCGGGCCGCGTGATCCGTCGCGTGTTTGAGACTTCGCCCCTTCGCGCGCTTGCCAGCGTCCAGAATATTTCCAGCGATGCGCTAGAGGGTCTGTACGACGACAACGAAGCCAGCGCCGGTTGGGTTTCGGAAGCCGGCACTCGTTCTAGTTCCAGCACTCCGCAGATTGGCAAATGGCGCATTCCGGTTCACGAAATGTATGCCATGCCCGCCGCTACGCAGCGCATTCTTGACGATAGCAATATCAATATTGAGCAGTGGCTTGCGCAAAAGGTGGCGGATTATTTCGCCCGTTTCCAGAATACTTCTTTCGTCACTGGTACGGGCATCGGCAAGCCTCGCGGCTTCCTGACCTACACCGCTGGTACTACTCTGCGCACTACGGTTCAGCAGGTTGCTTCCGGCACTTCCGCCGTCTTCACCTATGCGGGTCTGGTTTCGCTGGTCTATGCGCTCAAGGCGGACTACCGCCAGCGCGCATCGTTCGGCATGAACCGCACCAGCATTTCGGCGGTGCGTAAGATCGTGGACGGCCAGCAGCGCCCGCTGTGGGAGCCGTCGCTTCAGGTTGGCGAGCCTATGCGCCTGCTTGGCTACGCGGTCAATGAGCTTAACGACATGCCGGACCCGGCTGCGTCGAGCCTGTCGGCTGCGTTTGCCGATTGGAAGGAGTTTTATCAGATCGTGGACCGTCAGGGTCTGCGGATTCTGCGCGACCCGTACACCAGCAAGGGCTTTGTTCTCTTCTATACGACTGCCCGCGTGGGCGGCGATGTTCTCAACACTGAGGCTGGCAAGATTCAGGTTCTTTCGACTTGAGCCTAACGGTTTAAGCGAAATCACCCGTACAGCTTGCTCCCTTAAGTGGGGAAGGATTCAAAAAATGCGTTCTCTTCTCAATTCGGTAGACTGCAAGGCGGCGATCATTCCGCAGACGCAGACCAATGCCGACACTGCCATCGTTGGCGCAATCATTGATCGGCTGGGCTTTGAATCCCTGCTTTTCGTGATCGTGACCGGCGCCCTTACCGACGCGGACGCGACTTTTGCGGTCACGCTGGAAGAGGGTAACGATTCGGGCCTTTCGGATACTGCGGCGCCTGCGGCTGCGGACCTGGACGGCACGCTCGCGCTCGCCGGGTTTACTTTCGCCAACGATTCGCTCTGCCGTAAGATCGCCTATTGCGGGCAAAAGCGGTATGTGCGTCTGACTATCACCCCGACCGGCAATAACAGCGGCGCTGCGCCTCTGGCGGCTGTGGCGATCCTGGGGCATCCGTCGCGCCGTCCGACTGCCAACCCGCCTGTCTAGTAGGCGTTTCCGAAAAACTAAATAGAACCTGGAACCCTCCGCGTATCGTGCGCGGAGGGTTACAGCGTCGAATGCGTACCGGGCTTTATAAACCGCTGCTTGCCCGCGCAGCACAAAGAGCAGAGGAAAACCGCATGCCTCCGATGGACTTGGAAAACGAAAAGACCGGCGCCCCGACCGATACCGACCGCGATATCCGCGTGACATTTGCCCAGGAATGGGCCTACGCCTATGCTGGCGTGGAAGTGGTGCGCTTTGCCAAGGGTGAAGTCGCGGACATTTCCAAAACCTGCCAGGCAGTTGCGGAAAAAGAGGGAATCAAATTCAAGGCTTCGCCGGACGAAAAGGAAACGTGGGCCGGCAAGGCGCGGCGCTTGGATGATGAACGCAAGGCGGCTGCGGCTGCGCGTGCGCGCGGGAATCGCTAAATGATTCCGCGCGTTGAAATCGTAAGCATCGCCGGGACGGAGCCGGTAACAGCCGCTCTACTCAAGGCGCAGCTGCGTATCACCAACGCGCAAGAGGTTGATTTACTTGCCGGCATCGGCAAGGCGGCACGGACCAAAGCGGAAAATTACACCGGGCGGACGATTATAAAAAAGACGCTGCGTATGTGGCTGGATCGTCCGCCTGGTGGGAAATCGCGTTGGTTTAACGGAACGCGGCAAGCGCCAATTTCCAGCGTCGAAAATTCCGGTGTTGTGGAAATTCCGTCTAGCCCGGTTCAGTCTGTGGAAGCGGTAAAATCGTACTCCAATACTGATGTTGCCACCACTGCCGACGTTTCGCAATACTACCTGGACAACGTGGACAGCATGCGACCTGCGCGGTTGTGTCTCCGTCTTGGCGCCATTTGGCCTATCGCCATTCGCCTGCATAATGGGTTTTCCGTGGATTATACGGCGGGCTATGCCGATGGCGCAGTGCCGGACGATTTGCAAGACGCCTTGCAGAAATTGGCGGCTTGGTTGTTTACCCATCGCGGCGATTATACCGATGAAAAAGCAATCAGAGACGCGGGCGCCTATGCGGGTCTGGACGATTACGTTTTTAGGAAAATCACGGCGTGAAACAATCCAAGTCAAATATAGCGGCGGGCGATCTTAAAGACTTTGGCTACGTCGAAAAGTTTGTCGGGGTTGCGGACGATACCGGCGGCGCACCAGACGATTGGACAGCGGTTACGGAAGCGTGGGCGAGAATTACGCCTTATCGCGGCGGCGATCCGCGCATAGGACAACAGCTGCAATCACAGACCACGCACGTTATAGACGTGCGCTATGATCCGCGCATCGTTGGCGAAATGCGTTACAAGCTTCCCGTTTCCATTCCAGGTAGAACGGCCCGCCTTTTCAAAATCGTATACGTTTCCGATATTGAGGAACGGCACGAATTTATGAGCTTGTTTTGCGAGGAAGGCGGGCATACAAACTAATGCCAGTTGCCGTCCAAGTCGTTGTGATGGGATTGGAAAAGCTCAAGGCACGCCTTGAGAAACACAGCGCAGCCGTTAACGCAGCCGTTGCCAAGGAAATCCGCAAAGGTGCGATTGCCATAGAGACAACGGCGAAAATGCTTATAGCCAATTCCCCGCGCGGCGGTCGGACGTACAATCTTAAAACGCGCAAGGGTAATGCCTCTGTGCATGTCGCATCCGCACCAGGCGAACCGCCAGCAACCCGCCCTAGTGGTGTGGGCGGCGGGCAGTTGGTGCGCGGTATCAATACGGTAATTGACCCGCGCGACCCGCGCATTGCCTACGTGGTTTCCCGCGCGCCTTACTCATTTTGGTTGGAGTTTGGCACTAAGCGTATGGGCAAGCGTCCGTTTCTCAAACCCGCAGAGCGCGAGCACCGCGCGGCGATTTCCAAAAACATCCGCGATGCTTGTCGCGGACTTGCATAAAGGTTAATTCCCATGACTGAGACTGCCCAATCTATTCTAGTGGTTGCGCCTGCGGGGCTCGACATTTCGGACGCAGCGCTTACCCAAGCCGTTACTGGCGGGCATACGTTTGCCAATAACGGTAAGCAATATCTGATTGTCCAGAATGGCGATAGTGGAAGCACCATTGCGACCATTGTCACCCAAGGCGTTGCCGACGCGGATAGTGCTCTGGCGGTTGCAGATCGCGCCGTAACCGTGCTTGCCGGTAAGCGAAAGATTATCGGCCCGTTCAAGCCGAGCCTTTACAATGACGCCAGTGGGCTTGTGCATTTCACACTCTCAGACTTTGCAACTGGCGTGCTGGTGGGAGTTATCCAGGCGACTGCGGACGCGGGCTAAGCAGTCATGGACGATCATGGTTTCGCTTTAATCGACATACAAAAGGCGGTTTATTCCGTCTTGTCGGGCGACTCTGTGCTTGCCGGGCTTACGCTCAACCCTGGTACGTCTTGGAAAATTCACGATTTCGTGCCAATGCCGGAAGTGTATCCTTACATTGTAATGGGTGACGATGCGTCAGACGTGATAGACGTAAAAGACGATGGCGACCATGAGCAAATGGAACAGACGGAATTGACGATTCACTTTTATAGCCGATACCGTGGAAACCAGGAAGCAAAACTAGCCATGCAAAGAGTCCACGCGCTGCTTAACGGGCGCGAGGAATCCATGAGCGTTCCGTTTCAGGAAGTAGTCGTATTTATGCGGACAACGGCGGCTTGCTACAGGGAGCCGGATGGAAAAACAATCCACGGCATTTTGAAATTCACAGCAACGACAGCGACAGGGGGATAAGTCATGGCTTACGGCAAGGGAAAATCTTTTCTGGTGAAGCGGGAGACTAGCACGCCTGGCACCTATGCCACGGTTGGCGGCATGAAATCAAACGGCATGCAGATTAATAACAAGCTTATCGACGTTACCGATAAGGACCTTCCGGACTGGATGCAGCAGATTTCAGGCGGTATCAAGTCTATGTCTCTCACGCTGTCGGGCGTGATGAAAGACAATGCGCAACTCGTCGCGCTCATGGCGGCGGTTGTGGCGACGGATGGAACGGACATTCAGAATTTCCAGCTTGTGTCGGCGCTTGGTTATAAGTTTCAAGGACCATTCGCCATTGAAGATTTTTCAGCCAATGGCGATGTTGGCAAGGAAGAGTCTTACACGCTCAAGCTGTCCAGCGCTGGCAATATCACGTACACTCCGGCCTAAAGGGTAGCACATGGGCAACGCATCCGCTCCCGATTTCGACGAAAATTTCGCGCGCCAGCAAGTGACCAACTGGCGCGCGAAATACGAAGCGGCGCGCGCTGCGGGCAATTCCGGCGATGCCGTCAAGGCGGCTGCGAGCGTGGACGCGGCGGAGACTCGTTTAAACGAAATCACCAGAAAGAACAGAGGCAGGTAAAACCGTGGACGACAAAACCGCAGAGAAGCCGGACGAATCCGGCTTGCTTATTTTGGACATCGCCGGCAACAAATGGCCGGCAAAGCTCACACTCAAGGAATGGCGCATTGCCGAAAAGCTTTTAGACAAACCCTTGCACCGCGTCTTAGAGCGCATGCTTCCCGGCAACGGGGTGATGGGCGAATTTTTCGTAGACGAAATGGCTACGATTTTTCGCGGCTGCATTCGCGGCGCAGGCGAGAAAAATCCGCCGACCGTGGACGCCATTGCGCAGGAAATCGCAGAGCGTGGGCAATCCAAGTTTATCCCGGCTTATATCGCCATCGTATGGGGAGCCCTCAAGGGCAGGGAGGAACCGGCAACGGGGGAAGCGACGGCGAGCAAGGGATAGAACCGGGCGACCTTTGCTTAGCCTTCCATTCCGCCCTTGTCTGTAATTTCCAGGTGCAACCGTCCGAGGCTTGGGATTGTACTCCCCAGGATTTTTGGCGGTTCAGCAAATGGAAGGAAGACCTGGACACGGACGCCAAGCGCGGCGGCAAGCCAATGTCGCGCGCAGAGTTTGTAGCCTTAGAGAAACGCTTTCCGGACTGAGGGAACGATCATGGGCGCCGGCGATACCGTACTAGAAAGTTTGTTGGTTAAACTTACTGGCGATGCCAGCGGTTTAATAACTGAATGGAAACGCGCCGATGCAGAGGGGCAACAGATCATCCAAAAAATGGGTGCGAATCTGACCAACCAAGTTGCCGCAGGTTTCATTAAAGCACAAGTTGCAATTTCCATTTTTACGGAAGCCCTTAAATTTCTCAAGGCGTTTACACTAGATGCCGTGAAGGGGCAGCTTGAGCACATTTCCAGCCAAGCGCGGCTGGCGGATCGTATCGGTATCACCACGGAAGCGCTGGAAATTCTAGCGGCTTCCGCCAGTCGCGCGGGTATCGGCCAAGACCAGTTGACTGGATCGGTCCAGAAAATGTCCCGCGCTATCGCGGAAGCGTCGGACGAAACCAGCAAGCAGGCGCGGGCAATTCGTGAATTGGGCTTGAGTGTTGCCGACTTGCAAGCGTTGACTCCGGACAAGCAATTTGCGGAAATCGCGGAAGCGATGTCCCACCTACGCGACCAATCAGAGAAAACGCGCCTTGCCGTGGAATTGTTCGGGCGCGGCGCCTATGATATTATTGGCGTATTGAATGCCGGTAAAGCCGGGCTGGATCAATCCGCGCACAGCGTGGAAGGATTCGGGCTCGCGCTGGATCGTGTGGACGCACAAAAAGTGCTGGATGCTAATAAGGCAATTCACGAATTCGACAAAGTAATTAAAGGAATTACCACACAACTTACTGCGGAGCTTGCTCCATATCTTACCATTGTTACGCAGCATATCGCGGACATGGGGCGGGAGTCGGGCGGCTTTCGCGAGCAGATCAAGAAAGCCGTTGAGACTGGCGTTTATGGTCTTGGCGTGCTTGCCGACGCCACACGAATTTTGGAATTGGGGTGGAAGGGTTTTAAGATTGTTGTTTTGGAATTGGAAGGCGCGGCAGTCGGTGCGTTTATCGCAATTGGTAATTGGATACAGCGCACGGTTGAGGATATTCGCCTAGCCGGCAAAGTCATGGGCGCGCTGTGGGATTTGCTGTGGAACGGCGTTAAAGCTGGCGGCATTGGCGTACTTTCCTTTTTTGAAGGTTTCGTGCATACCACAGAGGAATTGCTAGCCGGCATGGTGGACGGCATTGCGGATGCTGCGGGTTATGTGAGTGCGGACCTAGAGGAAAGTTTGCGCGGTGTGTCAAAAGGTATTTACGAAAGTACCAAAGACGCCAGCGATGCGACCGCAAAACAAATGGACAAAGCGGCGGCGGATATGCAAAATTCCGCGCAAGCTGTGGGCGATGCTTGGCGCGAAATGCTGGACCCTCTGCGGGATGCCGGCGAGAATACGCCCCCGGCAATTGCCGGCTGGCAACGGTCGGTAACGGACGCGACCGCCAACGCAAAAGCCGATTTTGACGCGC